TTGCACACTTCGTCGACACCGGGGGCGTTGATGATGCCATTCGCCTTGGCGGTCGCACTGGCCGTCAGTTCGTCGAGCGTGAAATTCTTACTGATTCTTGTCATCCTCATCGTCCTTTATCGTTGTTCCAATTTTCTGTAGATCGTCTTCAAGGATGCTAACGTCTGTATCAAAGTGCCTCGCGGTCTTGTCGATTAAGACCTTCGCCAACAGTTTCCACACCCTTGCGTGCTTGTCGCCTGGCAATCGGCACGACGCTTTGTTCTCGGCTATGCTCAATAGTTGCTCAGCACATACCACACCGGCTGCAATGTATGACACGGGCACATCAATATGTACGAACACCCACCTTTCCACGCAGTACGCCAACAGGATGATGACAAAGCGCTCAATCAGCGTCGGGATGACCTGACGGAACTTGTAACTCATGAACTTCGCCTTCTCGCGCTTCTGCTTGGGGTACATGATGTGCACGCGCTTGTCCAGCTCGTAAGCCGACCAAGCATCATACAGCACAAACAGCGTCGCGATGATGATTAGCGGGAAGGCTGGTTCGAACTTACCAACGAACCAACCAACCACGCCACCAATCAACAATGAAAACCATTCGAATATCTTATCCATTTCTTCAGTATATATGTATTCCTACATATCCCGAGTTTTCATGCTGTGGGTTTACTGCCACCACTCCCGTCGCTTTCGCCACCACTCCCGCCGCGTCAGCGTCGGGTCTACGGCAACCACCGCTTCAACCTCCACGCCACCCACACGACGCCCACCATCACCGCCAACAGCCCCACACCCATCAGCCCCTTCTGTGTCGCCGTCAGCGGCTTCTCCACTTCCTTCACGACAGGGTAGGGCACGGGCACTGAGTCCGTCTTATGGATGTATATGCTGTCTCGTGCCGTGTGGTTTTGCCACACGGTCTTCCACTTCTCAATCCACACCGTGTCGCCCTTCTCCTTGACGTGCACGCTGTCGTGCACGAAGATGCTGTCCCGTGCCGTGTGGTTTTGCCACACGGTGTCCGTTCGTACCTTCTCCACCGTCACCACGCGCTCCGTCGTGCACGAGCCAAACAGCGCACACAGCAGCAACATCGCCATCAGTATAATGAAAAACGTGACGCCCTGCAATATACCCACGGCAATGCGCTCGTCGTCGTTCATGTCGTCCTTCGGCATCCAATGGTGCCGCCAAAAGTCATTCGGGTTGTGATACATAGTAATAAATTCATTTAATTCGTTTAGTTCGTTGTTTTAAATATAAAAAACCGGCAGTTCGTTTCGGTGCCATTGGCGTAACCCCGTTTCCGCTTGTCGGCTTTCGATGACAGTAAATCAATCCATCATTCTTTCCCTATGGAAGAAAAAGAAGGTCTTCAACTCACACATATCGGGCGTTTTACCGTCGTGGGTTTACGTTCGTCCCGTTCGGCGCACTGAAGTGCGTCGGTTTTTCGCCACTTCTCCATCGCCTTCGCCAGCTTTTTGTCTACCCGCTCGCGCACCTTCGACGGCAATGGCCACACGCCCAGATGGAACGACCAGTCTGGTCAGTCTGAATGTTGATACTGTAATCGTCAATGTTCTTTGCCATAACTCTTAACTTTTATCTTTTATCTATTAACTATTCGCAAGGTTCTCGTCCGCTGCATCGTGAAGGAGGAGTGCTGACAGCACCATTTGCACATGATCCACCTTGCAGCTGGCGGCGGTGGTGGCCTTGACGGGTTTCAGGTTCTCCATGCCGTCGGTCGATTCCTGGAGGTTGACGTTGCCGAACTCCCACGGCCATAGGGGGTTCTGCGAGAGGTGTATCATCGGGTTGGGCGTCACCTTGCCGTCGATGCCCTGTATGCCGCGCCGCACCATGTAGTCGAACTCCTTGACGGCAGGACTGTATGTGGCGAAGTTCTGGCGCACGGGCTTGATGAGCTGCTTGGAGTCGAGTCCGATGTCGTAGAGCCACTGCGTCAGGGCGTTGATGACGGTCTTGGCGTTGTAGGGGTCGTAGCCGAATCCGAAGAAGTTGACGTTCTTCGCGTCGAGTTCGATGATGCGGTTCACGGCTACGGCGGGGTCGAAGGTGCGCCCTGGCACGATGTGCAGCCAGCCGTCTGCGGCCCACTTCAAGAGCAGGTCGCGGATGGGATTCTCGTTGACGGCATCCTCGCTCATGTAGGCATCGAGGTCGGCGAAGTATTCCATCTCGCCCAAGTCCTCGCGCCACCGCTTTGCCAGATACGCATTGCCGTTCATGTCGTCGCCCTTCGAGAAGTCTGAGCCTACCATTACCTCCCAGCCTTGGTCGGCGGTGCAGTCGTCGATGCGCATGGGCACCTGTATGGCGCGTATCTCGTCGGGTCGAATCCACTGCGTCACGCGGCCTGACTGGTAGATGTTGAAGAGCTTGGAGAGGGTTTCTTTTTTCTTCGTCTCGTCCATGCGGCTCTCGGCTACCTGGGTGTCGTAGAAGGAGTGCTGGGCAATGATTCCCAACATTGGATTAATTTTTCTGCGGAGTACTTTGTTTGTGAGCATGTATTCCTCGTCGCGCTCGTAGTCGTCGGGCTCCAGAATCAGGCACATCATGCGGTCTTCCGCTAACGTGGCACCCGTCACACTATCCCACTCAATCTCCTTCAGCAGCAGCTGCTTGGTGGAGTCTATCATCTCGATGAAGGGGCCGCTCTGGATGAGCGAGGCCGTGGTGGTGATGATGCTCAGCGGTTGCCGGCGCGGACCCATAGATGATTCAGCCGTGGCTACCGTGGCACCCATGTCGCTGCGCCCGTTGACGTAGGCTGCAGAGCCGTACTCGTCGGCGGCAACGGTCGAGGCAAACCATCCGTCGGGCATCTTGCCGCCCGCTGGCAGAGCCTTCATCTGTGCGGCTCGGAACTGCCCCTCCTTCCAGTTGGTCTCGGTGGCGGTGAAGCGGATGCGCCGCTCCTGTGGGTCGAAAGAGCGGAGCATGTCCTGCGTCTTCTTGTAGAGAATCTTCGCCTGGTCTTGCGAGTTGGCGGTGCAGAATATCTGTGCATCATAGTCGCCGCGCATGAAGTCCTCGCACAGCTCGAACGATGCGAAGCCGGACTTGTTGATTTTTCTCGGCCCGTAGAGCACGAAGCGCGTGCAGAGCCTCCGTCGGTCTTCGATGTGGCCGGTGGTCGGGTTCTCGCGCTCGGTGTCGAGGAGGTCGCGGGTGTCGATGTCGTTCTCCGTGTCAATCCAGGCGTGCGGCCCGTGAATGGCTACGAGCATGAATATCTGGAACGGCTCCCACCGATAGACCACGGGCTGCTGACGTCCGGGCTGTTTGACACCGCCGCGAACATGTCGCCAGCGGTTGCCCTCCCTGCGCCACTCGCCTTCGCCGTCGTAGATCACCTGCCGCACCCTTTCCGTGTCGCAGCCATACGTCCTGAGCAGCCTGAGCAGGCGCATGGCTCCCAGCAGTTCCATGGTGCAGTGGAGGTCGTTCGGGTCGCCGAGTTCGGTGCCTGAGTGGGTGCATAAATCCTCATAATAGTCGAATAGCCTTGGTTCAATCTCTTTCAGTTGTTCCGATTGACGGGCCACCCGCTTTCTGAGTATGTCGATGGCGCATTGTTTGGTTTGTTGACTGTCGGTCATAGTTCCTTATTCGTTTGCGTATTCTATATGAAAGTATATCTTCGTCTTTTCGCGTCCGCTCTTCTGATTTATCACCACTTGCAACCGACGTGTCAGGCGCAATTCCTTGATGTTCCGTCTGTGTCGAATGGCTGTGAGCGTGTTGTCAAGTTTTGCTTTGATGAATCCGTTTAAGTCAAATTTCTCATTGTTGACTGCTTGCTGAGATACGGCAAACTTTAACATCACTCTCGTTGTCTCGCCCTCCCAATCCTTCGGAAGCAGCGTCACGCCTTCGGGCAGGTCTCTCAGAAACATTTCCTCAACCGATTGCACGGCTCCCCAACTGCTTTCGATTACGATGTTGTCTTCTGTCATAGTTCCTTATGGATTGTTTCGTCTCAATATCTCTTGATGATACTTTTCAATCTTCTCAGTATCGGTGCCGAATGACAAACCGAGATCTTCCAAGAAGTCGTCAAGTTCATTGAGCGTCTTCTTGCCAGCGTTTCGGAATTTGAGAATGTCGGTCTTATTAAGCCAGCAGAGTGTACGAACGGTCTTGATGTTGTTCTGGTCGAGTATTGCCTTTGTCCTGTTGCATAGATCGCAATCACACAGTTTCTTGTCGAATATCGGGTAGTAGTTCGAATCATCGTACCAATCAGGAATGAGCACAGGCTCAACAAGTCCGTGCTTTAGTTCCTCATATCCTGCTGGCTCAACATTCTCTAAGAAGTCGCGCTCATGTTCGATGAGTACCCATATGATACCTTCATACTTGTCAGTGTGCCCGTCCTTGTAGGTCACGATGGCCACTGAGCCGTTATACCTGTAGTCGAAGAATGTCTTTTCGACCTTTTCGATTTTCTCAGCATCCAGCCATACTTCCTTCTGGCCGTTGCAAATTAGATGCACTACTCCGTTCATAGTTCCTTATGTTCTTTTGTTCTTCTGTCTGAAAATTAAAAAAGCGGAGAGGCACCCCGTCGTAGATGATGCCTCTCCTTCTGGTGCGCCAGTATGCAAGGGACAAAGCCTTGCAAGTTTAGAGTCCCCCGCCAATCGGGGGACGGCTATAATGCAGGGGGCTCGTCTGCCGCCGCGTTTCGTTAGTGTCAGAGGTTGAACAATTAAGGATTGAAGTCCTTGATTGCTTCGAGGAATTTCTTCTTCGATTTATACACTTTGCCGTCTATCATGAAGTGGCGGACGGCACGACCGCCCTTCTTCACCAT